CATAATGATATGGTGGTGTATACGCTTAATGCTTTGACCGTCCTTTGTGTACTTGTATTCTGTTACCAGTATGTATTTGAGTGGTTCAAGCCCCAGTTTCTTTCTGCGGTATGCTATGCGCCGCAGGTAGTTTGTCACAATGTTTTCTGCTTCTTCGACTGTTTCCGGCAGGTTTTCTGCGTCATAGGTGCATGACGTGTGCAGGTCCCCTATGTGAAAGTTGCCATTTCCCAGCTGCACCAGATACCGTTTGGCGTTCTTGTCGTTAAGGTCTTTTTGCTTTGGGGCATTGACTTTTCTTTTCTTACCCCTCTTCCCTCTGGCTGCCTGCTCTGCTGCTTCTGTTCGTGGTATTATGTCCACTTCTCTATAATTGGCACAGTCTGTCTTCTTCTCTCTGATAAACACCACTGCACTTCCTTTTCTGTCTGATACCTTTTTCAGCGTATAAGGGTACACCAGAAGTGCGGTGGTTCTATCCTCCATCAATCCTGTTTATTATCCATACAGCGTATATATAAATTTATATATTTCGTAGGAATGTTAATACCCCATACAAGCCCGTTTAGCAGGGATAAAACCCGCTATTTTCAAGGACTTTTCAGCCCTAAAATGTTTGACTTGTAACCGCCAATATGGTATAATAAATGTGTATTGAATTATTAACATATTGACTTTTGAAAAGCCTTTGATTTTGTGTTTCCGGCACAGCTTCAAAGGCTTTTTGCTTGCCATTTTTACAATGCTCTGTATAACTCTTTGCGGCTCTCACCGCACCAGATTTTCTGCCCATCTTCCGTCTGTACGGTCACTATTCCGTCCCTAAATCTGTACCCGGCAATTATCTTGCCCCGGTGCCATTTGCCGTCAAAATAGATTTCCGCTGGCTGTCCCTCGACGTATGGGAAATTATCTGCGCTCATTCGTCCTGCGCTCCTGCGTGTGCTTCCGCACCCGCTTTCAGTAAATCAGTTGCCAGTTCCCAGCTTTCCAAGAATAAAGCGGAACGGAGCGAAACGTTGTTGTGGACGCTAGAACGGGCGCTGTGCAAGTCCAGCGCACCAGCGCCACCGTTGGAAGTGTTGAGGAAACTCGAACCCCGGAAAGGCACGGCTTCTTCAAGTTCGCTGTCTGCCCATATTCCGGCTGTTTCGTTCTTCCAATCGTGCGGTACAATTCCCAGCTTGTACGCAATTTCCGGCACGTCTTCCAACTCTTCCAGCTGCAATTCTGCAATGTGGCAGCCGTCCCAGTCCTTTTCTATCTTTTCTGCGGTTGACATAACCACACCGCCGTCACTGCTGCCGTACAGCTTCAATGGCTTTCCGTTTACCTCTGCAACGGTCCAGTCCGGGGCTTCGTCCTTGTAGCCCTCAACTGCTGCGTCATTGTCCTTTGTGTACTCCACAACACCTTTATGCAGGCGTAAGCCCGTTACAAATTCCCAGAAGTTGCCGCAGATACCGAACACGCCGCCTGCGGTTCCGTCATGTGACCATGTAAGCGGGTCACACCCGGTCAGTGTTCTTCCGGCGCTGTCGTATACAACGCCCTTTTCCTGCGGGTTGTCTTCATTGCTTCCGTGGTTCGTGTTGCCGCCTATCGTGTGCCCCAGTTCTTCTGCTTCATGCAGTAAGTAGGCAAATTCTGTGTTTGTCATAAGGTGCCAGCCCTCACCCTTTCTGGCGCAGGCTGCCGCCGCTTCATCAAGTGTGATTGTGTGGCGTGGCTGCTGGTACGGCAGTGACACTGCAACGTCACCGCCCATACTCTTAATGGTTGTGTTGTGGTACTGTGAAATCAGAATTGCCGGGACAATCTTGTTTCTGATTTTGAACATTTCCGGCACGTCCTCCGGGTTGTACGTCCCCGGCTCCATGTAAAACATGGTCATGTAGTTTGGCAGTCCCAGTCTGTCTTTGACAATGACCGCTTTTTTCTTCACAAATTCTTTCATTTGCGTTTTTCCTCCTTGTATCTGGTATGATTTTTATTTGAACAGCCTTGCTGCTATTCACTGCTATTGACTTTTGAAAAACCTTTGTTTCTGCTGCTGCCCGGCGCTCACGCTGACTGCTTTTCTTTCTTCTCCGGCTCTGGCTGTGTCACTGTCACGGTGACTTTCACGCCCTCCCGCTGGGATATAATCAGCGCCAGCGTTTCAAAAAAGCGCTGGGCATTGAATGTTCCTTGTACTTCCATTCCTGCGCCCTCCTTTATACTGACTGCGGCGCAATTTTCTGTGCCATGCCCTTTGCAAATCTTATGCCCTGCATGAACACCAGAAAGTCTTTCTTTTCCTGCGGTTCAAGTTCCCCCAGAAAAGCCATGACCTCTGTTGCTTCCTGCTGGTTTTCAGTTGCAATCATGGTTTCCATGTTTTTAACTTCTGTCATGGTCTGTTCCTCCTTTCATGCTGTGTGGTTTCGCAAGCGGTAAACGCTTCTGTTGTAGCGGTTACTGCTTGTTTAACTATATATTATAGCGGTTACTGCTATTTGTCAACCCTTTTTCCGTTTTTAATATTGACTTTTTTAGCGGTTACTGCTATTCTTTAAACATAAAAGAAAGGCGGTGAAGTCAAATGACTATCAATGAACGTGTGAAGCATTTTAGAAAAGATGTTTTGCACATCAGCCAGACTGAATTTGCAGTAAGTCTGGGAATGAAGCAAACTGGCGTCAGCTACATGGAACGGGACGGCTCAACCGTCACTGACCAGACAATCAAGGCAATCTGTCTTCTTTATAATGTGAATGAAGAATGGTTGCGCACTGGTTCTGGTGAAATGTATATACAGCCGGACACATTCAGCCTTGACGACTTCGTGAAGTCTAAAGGTGCCACGGGTCTTGAATTGGAAATCATAAAGACGTACTTTGAACTTGACCCAGAAATTAGAAGAACTGCCGTGGAATTTTTCAAACGCAGGCTTGTTGCTGCTGTTACTGCGGACCCTGCATTGTTAGTTCCAGACAATCCAGAAGATTTAGAAGCCCAGTGCCCGCCCGTTGACACTGGCAGTGTTTCCGGGACAGACGCCGGGTGATAACGCACCCAGCGTCCCCCGCTATTTACAAATTATAAGTTGCGTTGCTCCATTGAAATCTAAATTATAATAAATAGTGTTTATGCTGCTGTAATAGATTGCGTACACTCTGCAATCATACCAGTGTATATATTTTTTTATCATGTGTGACCACCTTTCCAGCGTGGCAAGGCTGGGCGCACTCACTATTATAATTTCTATGTTTTTGTGGATATTCGCAAGAAAGGTGGTTTTATATGGGTTTACGTTTCAGAAAAAGCGTGAAAATTGCCCCCGGCGTCCGTCTTAACATCAGCAAGAAAAGCGTTGGTATAAGTGCAGGCGTCAAGGGGTATCGTAAAAGTATAAACAGCAGCGGCAGGGTCACAACCAGCATAGGGGTTCCCGGCACTGGTGTTTCTTACGTTAAGACCGAGAATTTGAAAAGCAAAAAGAAAAAGGCAGTCAGCAGCCGTGTTTCTTCCACTGCTGCCGCCGCCAGTTCCTCTGCTTCCTCTCCTGCTGCCGCTCCTGTTCCTGCTAAAGTTCAGAAAGCAGCTGCGCAGCCAAAAGAGAAGCCGCCAAAGACCACGGCAGTTTTGCAGGAAAGACCAGACGCCAGCTTTGTTGTGTTCGGCGTCGTTGCTCTGGCTGGTGCCGTGTTCCTCTTTGCTTCTTCTCATGTTATTTTTTCAGTTGTTGCCGCCCTGTTCGGTATCTTCTGTCTGTATAGCTTTATACACATAAAGCGACACCCGGAAGACCCACGATACATCACGGAAGAACAGCTGACACGCTGGGGGCAGCTGGTACACTCCGACGCAAAGACCGTTTCCCAGCTGCAAAAAGCGTCCGTTCCTGTTCTGGTGGATTTAAAGAAGCGTGCTGCGTGGCATTATGAGCAGGTTTCTTCCGTTGGCTTCGGTCCAGACGTTTCATACTACGGTCAAGCCTTGATTGACGTACAAAATCAGATTGTTGCTTTATCTGAATTTGTCATGCTGCAAGGTGATAACCCTAAACAGGATTTAGAAAACTATTCTTCTTTTGTAAGTCAGAAAATAACAGCCTTTACAGACGACATTCTGAAAGACTAATAAAACAAAATGCCCCGGTCGTGCTGGGAACACTTCCGGGGCGTGCAAAGATATGTCATACCAGATACAACAATACCGTCTGCAATTTTGATTATATCACCAGCAGGCGGGAAATGAAAGGAAATGCAGGTGATACAATAGTGAAAAAGATTGATTTAAGCCCGGAACTTGTCCGGGTTGCTTTATATATAAGGGTTTCCGGGGAAGAACAGAAAATAAAAGGTCTGTCACTGGAAGCCCAGCAAGAACGACTGGAAGCATACGCAAGGGAACGTGGCTGGGTCATTGTTGGAATTTACATTGACGCTGCCAAGACCGCCAGAAAGAACATTCATAAAAGAACCGACTTTCAACGCATGATGGACAGTGTGAAGCGTGATGAAGTGGATATTCTGCTTTTCTGCCGCCTTGACCGCTGGTTTCGTTCCGTGGCAGATTATTATAAAATCATGGAAGTTCTGGAAGCGCACAACTGCGACTGGAAAACCACTGATGAAGAATATGACACCACAACCGCAAACGGGCGTCTGTATATTAACGTGAAGCTGTCCATTGCCCAGAATGAAGCGGACATTGACGGGGAACGAATAGACGTTGTATTTGACAGTAAGATTGCCCACGGCACCGTTGTTTCCGGCTCTGCCCCTTTTGGCTTCCGTGTTAATGAGGGAAAGCGGCTGGAAGTTGTGCCAAAAGACGCAGCCATTGTGCAAGACGCTTTCAACTACTTTGAAACTTCGATTTCCCAGCGTGCTACTGTCCGCTATATCCGGGAAACCTACGGCGTGAACTGGTGTGACGCCACTTTCCGGCGTATGCTGAAAGAAAAGCTGTATACTGGGGTGTATGACCGGGGCGGCAGGTTCAATGACCATTTCTGCCCGGCAATCATCAGCAAGCAGCAGTTTGACCGTGTGCAAGCGCTTCTGGAACGCAACGCACGTTCTGTTCCGTCTGGCAAGGTATATATTTTCACTTCCATTCTGACTTGCGCTGAATGCGGGCATAAACTGGTCGGGTACAAGTCAAGTGATTATTATTATTACCGCTGCAACCAGCATTTCCAGCGCGGGCGCTGCTCTCATAATCATTCAGCCCGTGAAGACGTCGTGGAAAAGTGGCTGTTTGAACATCTGGCAGAGGAACTGGAACGCTGCCAGCTGGAATGGGAAGTTGCCGCAGCCAAAAAGAAAGCGTCCGTTGCCCGCACTGATAAAGCAGCACTGAAACGGAAGCTGACCAAGTTAAAAGAATTATATGTGAATGACTTAATAGACATTGAGGACTACAAAAGGGACTATCAAATATATACTGCTGCACTTAAACAGATACCGGAACCCAGCATTGAACCGCCGCCAGACTTCGCAGCCGTCCGCAGGCTCCTTGATAATGATTTCAAAACAATTTATGAGAATTTGACCCGTGAAGAAAAACGCACGCTTTGGCGTTCTGTCATTAAAGAAATTAGAATTGATAATGACCAGAATATCGCGGGTGTTGTTTTTGGGTAGTGTTGTACTAATGTGACACTACCCGTGGGTTCATCCGCTAAGAGAATAGCCGGCTTATAAGATAATGCCCGGGCAATTGCTGTTCTCTGCTGCTGACCGCCGGATAACGTACCCGGCAGTGCATCCCGCTTATCTTCTATTTTCAGTTGCCTTAACAATTCTTCTATATATGCCTTGTCCACATAACCTCCATCCAGCTCGATGGGCAGCACAATATTCTCATACACACTCAAATCAGGAATCAGGTTATAGCTTTGAAATACTACACCAACCTTCCTTCTTCGAAAGACTGCCTGCTCTTCCCTCGTCATTGACGCAAGGCTTTTCCCATCAATATAGACTTCTCCGGATGTTGGCACATCCAATGCTCCTAACATATGCAGCAGCGTACTTTTCCCGCTTCCGGACTTTCCGGTGATTGCCACAAATTCTCCCTCTTTTACGGTAAGGTTCACTCCATCTAAGGCTTTTACCGTATGGGTTTCCAACGGATAATATTTCTTTAACTCCTCTGTCCGTACTACTTCTTTTATTTCATTGGCAGATAAATGCAAAATTCTGCCCCCTTTCCACTTTCTGAATGCACTTCCATATAGCCGTCCTGCATCGTCACAATCTTTCGTGCCAGATACAGGCCAATCCCGATTCCATCCTCATCATGGACTTCCGGTTCCCGGTAAAACCTTTGAAAAATCTGTGCCTGATGTTCCGCAGGGATTCCCCTTCCGGTATCCCGGATGCTGATTTTTCCAAAAACCTCCTGTTCCATTACTGAAATATAGATGCTTCCCCCTTTTGGAGTATATTTCACTGCATTCTCTAAAAGATTAAAAATTGCTTCCTGTGTCCACTTGGCATCGCAAAACAGTTTCAATGTCTCCGGGCAGTCCACATGGACAGAAATCTCTTTTGCTTCCGCTCCCGGTACCACTGCCGCAACCGCTAGTCCTAACACTTCAAAAATCTTTGTGTCCTTTTCACATATTTCTATGATTCCGGTTTCCAGGCGCGAAAGCTTCACCAGACTCTGCATCAGGAAATCCAGCCGTTCTGTCTGTTTTATCAGCTTTCCAATACACTCCTGCCGCCGCACCTTATCTTCCTGTTCCTCTTCTAAAATTTCCAGATATATTTTAATATTCGCCATTGGCGTTCTGCCCTGATGGGAAATGTCAGAAATCAGCTCTTTTATCTGTTCTTTTTCCTTATGGCTCTGTCGGTTCTTCCTGTTCCAAACATCCATAAGCTCCTGCAAATCCTGATAAATCTTATCCCAAAGGCTGTCCTTAAACTCCGCTTCATTTCCAATGTCTTCACCTGCTTTCATCAGCGTCAGACACCGCTGTAGTTCTTCCGTAAAATCATAGATTTCCTTCTTCTGCCGATACAGTCTGACTAGAAGATAACTTATCACAATGCCACAGCCTGCTATTATTCCTATCGCAACCATTGATATCCCATCCCATATACATTTGAAATATATTTGTGTTCCGCATCCTCTATCTTTCCACGGAGCCGGTTCACATTGACTGCCAGTGTGTGTCGGTCCACATATGCTTCATCACAGTCCCACAATTGCTCTAACAGCACATTATAAGAAAGCAGCTGTCCTGCATGTTCAATAAATAAGCGTAACATCCGAAATTCCGTAGGTGTTACCATGCACTCTTTCCCCTCTATTTCTACCTTGACCCGGTCAAAGTCTATCCGCAGATATCCATCTTCATAAATATTTCTTGGATTTTCCGTCTCCCGTTTTAAAATGACCGCTATCTTCTTTAGCAGAATATGTATGGAAAATGGCTTTGTCACATAATCCTCTGCTCCCAACTCATACCCGGATAACACATCTTCTTCCAAATCTCTTGCCGTAAGAAACATGACCTTCACTTTCCTGTGCTCCATAATCCATTTACAAAAGCCAAAGCCCTCTCCATCCGGAAGATTTACATCCAGTATCATAAGCGAATATTCCTGCTGCAAACCCGCAAGCTTTGCCTCCTGAGCGGAATAGGCACTTTCTGTCTCATACCCTGCCTGCTGCAGTGCAAAACAAATTCCCTGGTTCAGTTCCCGGTCATCTTCCACTACTAATATTCTATCCATCTTCCCTAAACATCCTTTTTCTTATCTGTTGTCATTCGTTTTTTCTTTCCTACTTTTCCCCGGTTCATTCCTATGTCTCATTATACAAATGCTTCCTACGTCGCGCAACGAATAGATTGTCACAGTTTTGTGATAAATGATTGAGGATAGAAAAAAGCAGGAATTACACTTTCATAATCCTGCTTTCTACTTTATCAATATTTCTTTTTCAATCTCCTGTTATTCTGTTACTTTTTCAACCCTTCCGGAACCGGCCTTCTTTTTGCACTGAATTCACTTACATCAATCCGAATCACATTGACAATGGATACCAGTTCTTCATTAAAAGTAAAATCTCCTCCGGTCTGGCATTTCATCAAAATAGAAAGTGCCTGCATTTTCTCATTTACATCCTCTACAATCACAGCTTTCCCTTTTCCCATAACACAGGAATAGGAATTGCCATACTGGCATGCCACCTTTCCTTCAAATGGCACCACATCACACTCCATTTCAAAGCATACCTTTGGATTTTTCTCTATTAAATCATACTTATATCCCTTCTTTGCTCCATGAAGGTAAATCACCATTTTCCCATCTTCATAGGTATAGCCGTAATTCATCGGTAACACATAAGGCTGGTCACCATCCACAAGTCCCACATGCACAATCTTGCAGGCATCCATAATCTTAAGGATTTCATTTATATCTGTTACTTCACGTTCTCTTCTTGTCATGCTTCTTCTCCTCCAAGTACATCAAACATATCTTTCTTTTCTTCTATGCACTGTAATAAAACTGCTAAATATTCGTCTTGTTCATTAAACTCTAATTCTATTTCTCCATTTGGGTCATAACCAAAAATACCTTCATACTCTTCTCTTGCTTTTTTTAATTCATCTGTTTCTTTTCCATAATACAT